TAGCGCTTTCGCCCATTTTCGTTAGAACGGATTACATCAAAACGGGATATCCGATTCAATTTCTTCCGTTACTTGTGTCTTTGGTACAAATGTATCAGCAGACGCTACAAAGCTAATATATTTGCCATTAGCGCCATCACGCTCCCATCCTGCAAGTTGTAATTTACCGCCTGCTGCAATGATTGCATCTAGCGTATCTGTATCAAGTGTAATGTTGACACGATAGTCTGGCGCTTTGTCTGATTTTTTATCCTTAACTTTGTTAAGAAAACCGCTATTAAAATATACTTTCTTTTCAGCCATGCTATTTTCCTTCTTTCTTAAAAGTTGAACGTGTCTTACTGTCAAGCAAACTCCATAATGCCGTTTTCTGCTCATTGTCAAGTGATGCCCAAATCTCTTTTGCTAAATGTAAATGACCTTCTTTTACACGATAAGTAAAATCTTCTGCTAAATTATGCAAAATATCCATATCTTCTTTACTAATACCATCTAGCGCACCAGCGTTAGGAGTTACAGCTTGAGGTGCTTGTACAACATCTTCTTTAGGAAGGTCTTCGCCCGTATAGATATATAACCCAAGACCATGTAACGCAATAGCTTTGGCAAGACACCTTTGCATTGCCGTATTGACAGACATTGCATCAGGATTTGCAATAGCTTTGTTGCGATAATCCATGACAGGTAGTTGAGCAGTCATTTCTTTACCAAAAGCTTTGACTGTGCAGAACACCATGAGGGTTTCACCGAAGCGTACGGGTTCACCGTATGACCATGTAGCCGTAGAATCGAGTTGTAATAGCTGGTCGACTGCCCACGCCCAGGAGAGGTAGTTGAGTCCATTTTTTTGTTCAATGTGTTCATTTACGTTTACCTTTCTGATTTCAGCGTAGTTCATCATAAATCCTTTTTCAAATATTTAATTCTTAAACCAAAAACATATAATGGTTTTGTTATTCCATTTCTTTCACTAAACATCATTTGATGATATTTTGCAATTTCTATAGATAATCCAGCACCAAAAATTCTAAACCAAAACCCATGATTATAAGTTTGAAATTTTAAAATTTTCATTCGTCAATCGCCTCCATATTAGCCACAATAATCACATTAAGCTCGTTATACAATCCTAATGCTTTAATCAATGGTAATACATCAACACCCATAAAAAAAGCTGTTCTAGCTTCTGCACGTGGTTCTGTTAAAGCTTCCAAATCACCAAAGTATGCGTAAGTAGGTTGTTCATAATCATATTCAACTTCTAATGTAACACCATCTTCCAAATTTAAATGTGTAATCATTTTGCACGTTCCTCCATCATGTGGTCTGCAATTTTATAAGCTTCTTGCCAAGGAAACTGAATCCGATTGGCAATTAAAGCTGATAAAGCATACATTGCAATAACATCTCGTAAAGTTGCTTCTGTGTTTAAAATTTGTTCACTCATTTCCATTTCTCCAAAATAACCCAAGCATGACCCATTTTAACTGCTTTTAACTTTCCTTCAATACACAACTTTCTGACCCATCTTCCTGATTTTCCCATCTGTGTTGCTATTTCTTCTACTGTATACACTTAATTCTCCTATTCCAAGTTTGGTATTATACATTACTCCTCCATCTCGTCAAAGTGATTTTCACCACAACATTCAAGACTATCGCCTTTAGGTTCACCACAATATATGCAACCTATGTAAGTATCTTTTTCAATTTCTAAAATTTGCAGTTCTGACATGACTTGCACTTCAAACATTGCCTGGCACATTACATATTCCTTTCATCAATATTTTTTTGTCTTTCTGCAAGCATAGCATCAGCCATCATATATGAAGTTTGTGCAATAATTTTCATATCTAAAAAATCATCTACAAATTCAGATTCAAAATCACCGCCATCCAATCCAATATGTGCTTGCATTGCTTTTCCAGCAAAATAATCTCTTAATTCCATTATTCCATCTCCTCAACAAGTTCTGTGGATTTTTGATACATAGCTGACATAAGTGCTTTAGTAAACAACATAAGGTCTGCATCAGCTTTGTCTTTAGCTTCTTGCTTATAAGAGTGCATACGTTTTACATATGATTTAAACATAGCACGTAATGTTGTTTGTGTTAAATCAAAGTCAACATATTCTTCTGCTAGTAGTTCCCAAACAAAATCTTTGTTATCTGCTACTTCTTCAACTTTATCTTCTACGTATTCATCTTGTATTGTATAGTCCACTTTAGCCTCGTATGGGTTGTTAAGATAATATTCGTAATAGTCACTCATTTCCAATCCTTCCATTCAGCAATTAAACCAGCTACTGCAAAAATCACACAAACTACTGCACCACCTAAAGCTAATATTGTAAGATTGTCTAACATTTTGTATCTCCGTTTGCGTTGTTGATGTGGCTATATTATTCCGAGCTTGGAACTATGTCAAATGTTTTTTTAAATTAAAAATGCAAAAGTCATAAATAAAACTAATTGGTTTGTTTTTTATTCCATGTATAAACTATTGGTGTAGTAATTAGATGCAATTTAAACTTGACTTTTTAGTCATTTTGTGGTAGAATGCCGTAACGAATGAAAATTCGTATTCACTTGGCGGTGAAACTTTAGGTAAGACTTGGACAATACTCTGCTAGTACCTAACTAGTCCGCCAACATCCCTAAAAAAGATGAGAGTATTGCCCAGGTCTTTTTTTTGGACTAAATAAATGAAACTTGTTCCTAAAAATTGGACAACATTCCAACATTACAAAGACCGTAATCCTCCTTGGATTAAATTGCATAGAGATTTGTTAATAGACAAAGAATTTATGCGCTTGCCACTTGCTAGCAAAGCACTAGCACCTCTTTTATGGTTACTTGCCTCTGAATCTGTTAATGGTATTTTTGATGCTGATTTTGATGAACTTGAATTTAGATTAAGAATTTCACAAAAAGAATTAATAGAAGGTCTTAAGCCATTGATTGACAATAATTTCTTTCTTGATGCTACCACTATGCTAGCACCATGCTTGCAAGATGCTATCCCAGAGACAGAGAGAGAGACAGAGAAAGAGACAAAATATACTCCTCCAATTCCTAGTGATTTACTTAAAGAATGGATTGCGGTAAGAAATAAAAAGAAAGCTGGTCCAGTTACAGAGATTGTGTTTAATTCTATTTTGCGTGAATCTAAAAAAATAGGTTGGACTCCAGAGCAGGCTATTGTAAGATGCTGTGAAAAATCATGGATTAGCTTTAATGCAGATTGGGTTAAAGATGAAATATCCTACAAGCCTAAAGGAGTAGTGCTATGAACCCATATTTAATTACAGAGCCAACGGTAATCTCATTCTCTGGTGGTCGTACATCTGGCTATATGCTTTGGAAGTGTTTAGAAGCTCATAACGGTAAACTTCCTAATGATGCTAAAGTTATTTTTGCTAACACAGGCAAAGAAGATGAATTAACGCTTAAATTTGTTAATGATTGTGCTGTTAATTGGAATGTTGACATTATATGGCTTGAATTTAGAGATAATGAGCAAAAGTTTGAGGTTGTAACTTATGAAACAGCCAGCCGTAACGGTGAGCCTTTTGAAGCTTTAATTATTAAACGCAAATTTTTACCTAACCCAACAGCTAGGTTTTGCACAGTAGAACTTAAAGTTATAACAATTCATCGTTATTTAAAGTCAATTGGGATTGAATCTGCAATTAATATGATTGGTATTCGTGCTGATGAGCAAAGACGATTAGTTAAAATTAACAACAATGATTATGGGAAGCAGTGGGAAAAGTCAGCTCCGTTAGGAATAGATGGAGTTACCAAATATACTGTTAGTGATTTTTGGAAAGCGCAGTCATTTGATTTAGGTCTGTTTAATAATAATGGAGTTGCAGTTCATGGCAATTGTGATTTATGCTTTCTAAAAGGTGGTAAACAAGTTCAATCACTAATTGAAGAAAAGCCAGAACGTGCAATTTGGTGGGCAAAAATGGAATCAATGGTACAAACCTCAAATCTGTCCTTTGGAGATGGTGGCAGATTTAGAAAAGACCGCCCAAGTTATCAACAGATGTATGACAATGCACATAATCAGAAATCCATAGATTTTATTGATGAGTCTATTGAATGTTTTTGCGGAGATTGAAATGACTAAAGACGAAGCATTAAAGATGGCGATTGATTTGACTGAAAGATTTTTAGATTTTGATGGAATTTCATCAAGTGATTACATTGATGTCCGTGACGCTTGCAAAGAAGCACTAGAACAACCAACGCAAGAACCTGTAGGTGCAGTTCAAGAAGGAATCGTTAGTTGGTATGTAGCACCACCTAAAAATGGAACGTTACTCTACACCCATCCTCATCAATGGCAAGGATTAACGGATGATGAGATAAAACAGATATGGTTAAAATTGCTACAATTTCCAAATCATTTTGATATTAGTCGCGCTATTGAACAAGCATTAAGGAGTAAAAATGATAGTTAATCCTAGAAGCTTATTAACAGAGATAGATGCACTTTACGATGAAGGAGTGGCTCGTGGGCACACAACTGGTTGGACTAATGTGGACGAGTTTTTTACTGTTAAACACGGTGAGTTTACTGTTATTACTGGTATGCCTAGTCACGGAAAGAGTGAGTGGTTGGATGCTTTGTGCGTTAATCTCGCCATACATCACAATTATCGTATTGCTATGTTTTCTCCTGAAAACCATCCATTAGAGATGCACGCTAAAAAGATTATTGAAAAATATGCTGCAAAGCCGTTTTTTGGTAAGAATCGTATGTCGCAAGATGAAATGTATGATGCTCTAGACAGAATGAATAAAAACTTTTCGTTTATTAAGCCAAGCGAAACAGAGTTCACTCCTATGCACATTATTAACGAAGCATTACCTTGGTTAGACATGTCTATTGCTCAACCTCGTGCGCTGGTGATTGACCCTTGGAATGAGATGGACCATTATCGTCCACCAGGACTTAATGAAACTGAATACATTAGTCGTATCTTGACGGAACTGCGTAGAGCTGCTCGTGAATACAAAACGCATTTATTCTTGGTGGCTCACCCAATGAAAATGGCTAAAGATAAAGATGGAAATTATCCTGTGCCAAGACCTTATGATATTAGTGGTTCTGCTCATTGGTACAATAAAGCGGATAATTGTATTGCAATTTGGCGTGACGTAGCTAATAATCCACAGGAAACACAGGTGCATATACAAAAAGTGCGTTTTAACAGCACAGGGCATCCAGGAATGGCTGATTTGATATACGATTACAATAAAGCCACATACATTAACGAACATGAGTTTTATAGGAAATTATAATGTGGGTATTACTTGATGATGACGGTCAGCCTATACGATATTTTGATTATGCTGCTGAAGGCGCAATTGAAATTGTTGAGCCAAAGCTAACATTGAATGAATTGTTTGAGAAATGTGGGGAATGTTTACTATGACTAAAGACGAAGCATTAAAGATGGCGATTGAATACATTGAGAATCAGGAAATTAAACTGTCGTTTGATAATTTAAAAGCAAAGGCAGATGCACTTAATGCTTGCTACAAAGCACTAGAACAACCAGCGCAAGAACCTGACCCAAGACAAAATGTTCAAGGGTATATAAATCCTGAAGGATATAGAAAAGAAAAGAATCGTGGATAAAATTCCTGTATTTGTTAAAAAAATTAACGTGCCTAAACCAGCTACATTATCTTTAGACAAAGTGCGTGAAATAAAACAGTTGCTTAACAACAATGTTCCTGTTAAGGTTATAGCACTTGATTACAACCGAAGCCTATGTTCTATTTATGCTATTAAACATGGCTTATCTTATAGGGATATTGTATGAGCTTTGAGGATACAGAGTTTTACAAACAATTTGGTGATGCTGAATGGAAAGTAACA